ACCTTGTTTAGTAGGACGATAGTTAGCTCCTGGTCCTTTAGTAGTCTTAGCAATGGTTCCACCTTTAGCCATGTAGGCTTTCTTAAGTCTGCCACCAGCCATAAACTTGTATCCGTACTTAGAAGCATCTTGTCTAGCCTCAGATACATTTCCTTTGTTAGCTGCTACGAATCTAGCTTTAGCAACACTAGTAGGCATCTTACCGCCTTCAGCCATGTTACGTTTAATCTTACGTTCTTGCTTAAGCATCTCTGGAGTAGGTTTCTTTCCAGAACCTCTCTTAGCACGGATGTTATTCCATAAAGAATTTTCTACACCCAGTTTATTTAATTTCTTTTTCATATTATTACGTTTTTCCAAGTTTTACCTCTATGGATGTCTTTTACAGAATAGTAACTAAGTCCTAACATATCTGCAACTTCTTTTGGCTTATGTCCCAATTGTAGTTTTGTTTTTATCTTAACTACGTCTGACTCGGTCAATTTTGCCATACTGTGTGCTTCTCCAGATTTCCAATTCTTAGATAATAGTTTTAAGTGTTTGTCTTTGTATTCTGTATTTTGCCAGTTTTGTTTTTGTTGCGCAGACTTTGCTTCCTTGGTTTCTTTACTTCTCTTTATTCCAGTGTTACTTCCTGCAATCTTTGCCACGTTATACTCAGGCAATAAAGTATCTAAGTAATGTTGTTCTCTTGCAAGTAGATCTTGGGTTTCACATTCTTCTATTATCTCTAATTTAAAATTGTCCTCTCCGTATTTAATAACTGCACGAATTAAAACAGTACAAGAGCTTTTATTTATTCTTATATGATTAAGGTGTGTATAATATCTTTTAATAAAGTTCTGGCTACTTCCTATGTAAAAATGACCATTAACTAGGTTGGTGATTTTATAAATAACTCCACTACGACTCTTGTTAGTGATGTACTTAGTTACTTGATCTTCTGTTAAAGCCAACATACTATTTTTTTACTTTTGATTTTTTCAGGAATGATTTTAAATCATACTTTACCTTTTCTCTCTTAAACTGTTTAGATAATTGATTAGCTAGTTGTGATCTATTCTTAGAGTCTTTAACTCTACGTAATATACTCGCTACTCCATTAACCATCTGCTTGTCGTTAGATGCTTTTCCTCCCTTTACAAACTTCTTAGAATTCTTATATGCACCCTTAAGCTTAGAACCTGAGGGTGCACTGGGAATTATAGAACCGTTTACTCCTGGGACAAACATAATTTAACGAAGTGGTTTACCTGCTTTGTATTTAGCTAAGCGATCCAATACTAACTTCTCATTAGCAGATACTCCCTTGTAAGGAGACATCTTAGAAGAGTTTTGCTTAGGAGAGTTTTGCTTATACTTAGAAAGATTGTTGAATGCACTAGTAACATATGCAGGTTCCATTCTAGTATTTGGCATCTGTTTTAAATTAGAAGCTGTATTCATAGGCTTCTTAGCTTTAATAGAGATCTCTTGCATACGTACAGGCTTTTTCTGAGTTCCGTGAATAGCTTCTAAGTTAGGGCTCATTTTAGAACTAGATCCTGAAGCAGTTTTAGTCTTGATATAAGACTCGTAAGCCTTCTGTGTTTTTGGTCCCCAAGCTCCATCAGCAGCAATATCATATCCTTTACTCTTAAGCATTTGCTGATACTTCATTACCTTCTGTCTTTCAGGAGAAAGGTTTGACCCTTCTAACTGGTTTAAAGTAGTTTTAGCAGCCATGTTTAATGGATCAATTGCTTTTACTGTAGGCATATCCATCTCTCTAGGCATATCCATTTCCATACCATCTGCTCCTTTACGCATTCCTGAAAGAGTCTTAGCCAAGTTAGCTCTCTTTACAGTAGTACTAGAAAACTTCTCTTTGTTGCCTAATACTTTATCACGAAATGCAGGTACAGACATACCAGCATTCTTAGCTTGTGCAGTAAAAGATCCTGGCTTCTTAATAGCAGACTGGATCCACTTGCCTCCTGATTTCATTTTCTTACCACCACAACTCATGCAGGTAGAATAAGATTTCTTTAAACGGTTCATATAATTATTTAGTTTAGTGTCAATTGATATAAAGTAGAAGTAATCAAAGCAATGATTTCATCTACAATATTTTGTAGGTGTGTGTTTTCGTTTCCGAATACATTACGATGCTTCATTACATAGTCTTTCATGTAAGTAAGATGAGCTTTAGCATTCATATACTCTGATCCAGGAATCTTAAAGTTTAAGCGTTTTCCAATAGTTCCGAAGTATGCTTCTACTAAACCATCTAATAGACCAATTACTTCTGAGTAGTAACCGTCTAAAGCTTTGTGCTCACTAAACGAAGTTGTTTGTAAGTGAGCTAAGTGAATGATGTCCCTAGACTGGAATAACTGTCCCAGTACTATTTCGGGTTTAACTGTTGTGAAGAGTTCTTTTTCTTTCATGATATTATGGGTTGGTTTGGGTTATTTGAATGGTGTTAATAAACTTAAATCTAGAGTACTGATCTTGGATTAATCTTACTTTAGCAAAGTCAGACTTAATCTTAGACTTCTGATAAGATACAGACACAGGCCTTACACTCTTAGTATTAGGTACTTTGTCTATAGGATATTGAGTAACTAAGTCACTCCACTGAGTCGACCATAGAGGTTGACCATTTCCTTGAGCTGCAACGTTCCAAAATCCATTAAAGGTATACATATGCTCCCTACGAGAGATAAGAGCTTCTATGCCTGTTGTAGTCATTCTAGGATAACTAATCTTTTGTCTTGTGTTGCCAAACTCTTCAGGAATTAACTTAATGATACCAGTAGACTGTTCTTTGTTATAGATAATAGCCTTAGTAAAGTTTGCTAAGTTTTTCTTGTTAGCAGTAGACAAAGAATAGTACTCGTAATCAGAATAGTATTCTTGAATGTCCTGCATCAAAGTAATAGAGTTAATTGTAGATACTTGTGGGAATGTATTTACATTATACTCTAAGATATAAGGATACAACTTGTTGTAGTAGTTCTGATAAGTATAGATAGACAAGTTATGATTCCAACTAGATGCTCCTGTAGAAGTATTAATTAAAGTTTGGAAATGACCAAGTAAAGGAACAAAGAAGTTTGGAAGGAAAGAGTAGAAAGAAATAAAGTTCTTTAACTTAGGTGAGTAAGCTACTGTCCAAGACTTATTCTCGAAGTAAGTAGGATCACCAAAAGTAATAGTCACCTGTGTGTTACCTGTATCTAAAATATATTTACGGTAGTTAGTATCTGAAGTATCTGTAATATATCTGATTACAGAAGGACTTCCTTCACGATACTCAGGCTTAACTCTGTAGTCTAACTTAGTAATAAACACCCTTTCGTATCTTTCATCCCATCCCATTACAATACCTAATCCAACAGGAGGATTGTCTATGTCTGCATTAGGAATATCTTTAAGAATTTGGAAAGGTAAGTTTTGCTTAAACCAGTTGTAATTGTTTTCTGTTTTAATTTCGTTAAACCCATCTCCTGTAATTTGATAGATGTGCCCACGTTTAGCATCTACCCAGAATGTTCCATACTCGCATTTAACATAAGCTTTGTGTTGAGTTCCAATATAACCTAAATCACTCTTAGCCAAGTCAACAGGCTTCTGTTTGAACATCTCTGCATTACCAATCTCTAACTGATAAGGAGAAGTAGTGCTTAGAGTAATACGAGAGTTGTAAACTTTAGTAGTGTTTTCAAACCTAGCATATACTCTTTCGTTCTCTCCTGCATTTAAGTCAACTAAGCGACCCCCTTGCTTAGGGAAGTCATAGAAATTACCTGGACGGAATACTCTCCAAGCATCTGAAAGATAGTTAGAAGAGTTTGCAGGGTCAGAGTAGATTACACGGTTATGGTGAATAGACAAACACTCTAAAGAAGGATACTTTAATCTGTAAGGTAGGTTAGGACTTAAGTTCTGTGCAGAGTAAGTAGCGTTGTAGTGATAGAAGTTATCATACTTAATAGGTACGTTTACTTCATGCAACCACTCATCAGGAATTCCATCTCCTACGTTAGGATAGAAGTTTTCTTCTAGACTGTTTCTTCCATGACGGAAGTCTACGTTGATGTCAGACTCTACATAGAATACTGGAATACCATAAGAAGCTGTGTAGAAGTATCCTTCATGAGTCATAGCTAAATCAGAATTCCTTGCATCTAAGTTAGTCTTAGGTAAGAAGTCGTTAAATATTGATGCAATAGTTGCAGCAATAGCTTGGTCAGCTAATATATCCACAACAATTCCTGGAATAGTAGATCCTGGAGCAAGTATCTTAGCTGCTGCCGCTGCAATTTTAGGAGCAAATGCAGCTGTCAGTGCTCCAGTTAAAGTAAATAATACATCTACTGCTGTAATAGGTTCAGAACTGTTACCTACGTAATAAGTCGGATAACCCAAATTAGGGAACAACCAGTAATCAAAAGGAACGTTATCTACCTTAGCAGGTAAGTTAGCCAAGTTACGAGTAAAGAAAGAATGCTTACGTTTAAGAGCAAACTGGTTAATATAAGTATCTCCTCCAAATGCAGGATAGTAAGTTCTTTCTACTTTCAAGTATCCGTTTTCATCCTCATTTAGCTCAGCACTGTACCCTGTAGAAACGTATTTAATGTTTTCTATTTGACCGTACTGATTAGGGAAGTTTCTTTTAATTGAAGAGTAGTAGGCTCTTGTGTTTGATTTAATAATTTTAGTAGGATTCTCCTCTACTCCTGCCTGTTCAATAGTAAACCTTGTAGTATCAATTATAGAAGGGAAGTTATCTATAAAGGAGTTACTTGTTTTTAAGTAAACAGAAGTCTCTCTTAGTCTGTTATGAATAGGGAAGTTGTCATTAAGTTCTACAATCTTATCGTTTGCATATAACCCAATGTCTAAGAATCTTCTTTTGTTTCCGTTGTTAGATACAACTTCATACTTACTATAAGTACCTACTGAATTATACTGATAAGCCATATTCTTAAAAGGTACTATCCTTTCAAGTAGGTCTTTCATTATACTCATGTTAGTGAGCATATCAGTAATCTCACTACGAGAAGTAACTGTCTGCCCAGGATCAGTAAGAGTAGCTTTTGTCTGAGACTCGATAACAGTTGCTAAAGCTCCTGCTACAATTCCTGCTACACTGTTTGCAGTAGCATCTAAGAATTTATACTGAGGATGGTCTAATACAGGAACAAAGTGTCCTTGAACTGTGCCATACTCTAAGGTTTCTAATTTAAGTTCTGTGCCAATCTTAGGATACTGAAAGTGTGTATCAGGAGAATGGAATGTAAATCTTTGAGCAGGATCTCCAAACCCATCATGCAAAGGATAGTCTCCTGTGCTTAATCCTCTATCTCCTCTATCATACCACTTAGAGTCAGTCTTGATGTAAGGATCTATATTAAGATCGTTATAAGGGTAGTTAGGATAATAATAACTGTTGCCTGTAGTACGATCATATAATCTCCCTACATCGTAAATAAGACCCTTAGCAATAACTGATTTATTGTTTACACGATTACCTCTTACTAACTCGTAACCACAAACAAGTTCCTTAACAGGAATCTGATGATTACCATAAGTGTTTAAAGGATCGTATACTGTAGCTCCGTTAAAGACACTCTCAACAATAGCTTCGTCTAATCTTACGCCTATAGGATAGATGATTGCTTCATTGTTTTTGTGAATGTGGGTAATAGCACTATCAGGAAACTTATGGTGACGGATAGGTTGACCTGCTAAGGTTCCCCATACTTCTTCGTAACAAGGATAAGTTTCTGTAGATTCCCAATAACCAAAGTCTCCTGCTTGGTATCCTGTGATTGCACAACTGTACTGCTCTTCTTGTTTGTTTGGATCATTTAAAGAGTAAGTCGAGTTTTGGGCTCCTGTGTTGTATACTTGCCACTTCTTTAATCCTGTTGTACTCAAGCAATCATTCTGTACAGTGAATACATCATTGTTAGCAGGATTCATAGCAGCTAAATCGTCTGCACTAGCAAGTCTTCCTGGGATATGAAATACGTCTGTATACTTACCGTTCTTTAGTTTAAACTTAATACCAAAAGGATAAACCTCATCCCTTTGATAAGTACGGAAAAAATAAGCGACTTCTGGATTAGAGTAGTCAAACTTCTTATCTACGGGCATCTGTACAGTTTCCCACTTAAGTTTAAGTTGACTAGCAATAGGCTGAAAGTTATACTTAGGAGTTTCTACTAAGTCAGCTAACATTAAAATGTCATTCTGCTTTTCAATAATTTCAGCATTCTCATAATGAGGACTGCGAATCAAAGGAGTAATAGAAGAGAAAGTAGAGGAGTAATCTCCTGTGTATACAATAGAATCTTTAAGACTAGATTGATTAACTCTGTAAGTACCTACCAAATGGTATGTAGTTACTTCGTTGATGTTTTCTGCAACAGTTAAGTTAAAGTAATCAAAGATTGGAGTTCTGTGATCAATAGAAACTCTAATAGATTTAGAAGTTTCGTACTCAGTCTGTTCAGTAATAGCTCTTTCGTAGACTGGAATAGGGTTAGAGAAATCAATATAATCTGTGAGTTCCTTACCATTCTCGTCTGAGTAAGCTAGTGAGAAAGAATACACACCTGCCTTAAGTCTTCCTCCTGAATCAACTGAGGTAGGATATACTTCAGCCTGACAGAAGTCAGGGAACAGTTTTAAGCGTTCACAAGCGGTTGTAAGAGAGTTAATGGACTCACCACATTGATCCCTACCTAAAGGTTCCTCTAATGAGAAATAACGAGGTTGTATATTACGAGCTACAAAGTATATTTTAGTTTCGCAGTTGTCTATACGATACTCTGCATAAACTGGAAAGTCTACTGATAACTTTAAGCAACAGTTAGCTTCACTACACTCCTGTTCTACTGAGTTAAGAGTCTTAGAAAGAAGTTGGATATCTGAACTATAGCTAGCACTTCTTCCGTCAAATCCATAGATAGCTCCTGCAAGAAGTCCTACAATTTGAGGATTACCTTCACAGTCTACGTAATTAATGTTTTGGTATACTCCGTTATTCTGAACAACAAACCTATAACAGCCTACGTTGTCCTTACAGCAGTTGTCAACAATCAAAGGAGTGAAAGTACAACAAGTATCTAAAGAAGTTCCTATTTGGCTTCCTACTGTACTAGTAACTACTGTACCAGAGACACAACCACAATCTGTTTCAGACTCTGTTAAGGTTGTACAGTCTTTGTCTAGGTTAGTAATCTCTCCTATTATAGATCTTCCATCAGGATGAGCTAAGAAAATAATTAACTTAGATTGTTCTATAATATTAATATTACCGACAATTCTATAACCTGGATACTGAGCACTAAAATCATAACATAACTGGTTGGATGATTCATTAGTATATGTGGTAGAGTTACCATCATGAGACTGAATGTTTGCGTTTAGAGCAAACGTAATCATGTTCTCCTTGATCTGGTAGTTAACCGAATCAAGATTTAAACCTGCTACATTCTGATTGATTTTATTATCCATCTAACTTAAGAGATATGGAACTTATGAAACTGAGTTCTAATCTTAGCAACGTTATCAGCCATCTGTTGTTTACTGTAAGTCAACAAATAGCCGTTAGCAGCTTGTAATTTATTTAATTGATCTTGTCTGTAGTACTGGAACTTAGCTTCTACCTGACGTTGACTCTCGTCTACTACTGAATGCCAAAGCTGCTCAAAAAACTTAAACTTAAGGTAAGACTTGATATACTCTTCAACTTCAAGAATTTCTGGCACCATAGGTAAGTTATCATCGTCCATTGGACGTGAGAAATATCTAAAGTAAACACAACCGCTTTCAAACGTAGAAGTAACTGTCTTATTTGGGTGAATCTGTATAACATTATCTGAAGAAACATTTAAATTCTCACACCCTTCAGTACACATAGTCTTAGAACCATGATACACCCTGATCCATGTAGGGTTCTTCATAGTAATCTTAAAACCTGGAGTAGGTACAGTTACGATCTCATACATTTCTTCTTTTAAGCCGCAGTCTGTACAACCCTCTGTACATTGAATAGATTTATACCAACTACCCTTAGCAGAGTTAACTCCTTGACTCCAGAATACGTCTGAGTCATAATGGATAGCATAGTCTAGTAAAGCAAAGTCACAAGGTAACTCTGACTTATAGTTTTCAAACCTAAGCACAAGTTCTTGTGGTTCTAATACCATTACTCTAAGTTTTCTTAAAGCTTGGTCTACAAAAGTAGGAATTAGAACTTCACTAATAGCACCTGCCTCGAAGTACGACTTAAGCTCTTGCTTTACTTCGGCAATTAAAGGTTCAGAAGAAATAAAGGGAACGTTGTCGTATTTCATAGTTTTAGATTTAAATATCTATTTTATTATCTTTGATAGCTTTAAATAAAGCTTTCTTGTGTTGTGTTGCTATTCTAAGATCGTAGAATCCAAACTGAATTACTCTCTTAAAATATGGATACAAGTGAAACTTATAAACGGCTCCATTCGTATGTGAGTTTCTATAAGGCACCCTAATACCAGTTTCTTTGTAGTACTTCCAGTTAGTAATTGTATGTTTAGCTTCTGGAATTGCATTGTCTGTTTTTACTACTTTAACTGATCCAAAGTTAGGTATTCTTATAGTATATCTTCCACGTAGTAGACGTTCCATTAACTTGATGTGTAGCTTTTTAGGGATAGCACAAAACTGTTTGTAGGAGATGTCTTTC